ATGCATATCATTCGTATCAGGGCTTTTCTCAAGTTCATTGATCATCCTATTGCGAATCTAATCGAACTTCCGAAAGTTCCTAAGAGACGGAGGAGACTTGTGATTAAAGTCGAGCACGTCAGAGATCTACTCAGGGAAATTGACGAGAAGCTTAGTGGTCCCTACAGGCTCAAGCTCAAGTCGGCTGTTTTACTATCAGCCACGAGCGGATTAAGGGCTGAGGAACTCTACAAACTCAGACTTGAGGATATTGACCTTGAAAACAGAACGATTTTTGTAAGGGCTGAGATAGCCAAAGACTACGAGGATCGTGTTACTTTCTTCTCGAAAGAGGCTCAAGATGTTTTAGAGGAATATTTGAACACTTTTAAGCCTTCAAATCCCTTATTCAGTAAGAAGAGTTTACTTCATCAATTTTCAAAGCTCGACACGAGGTTAAGAATGAAGCACATGCGTAAGTTCTTCAGTCAGCAGTCTGACAGGTTAGGAATGCCCACTGCCGTGAAGAAGATATTAATGGGACACTCCACCGCTGGAGATGTTGATTTATCCCACTACGATTTCCAAGATGAAGAAGAGCTTAAAAAAATTTACGACGAATACTGGAAGAATTTTAGGATTTTAGGCTAAGCTAGGTGTGTCTGGATGCTATCAACGTCATCAATAATCAGATGATAGCATCCATCATTCTTGGGTCTCATTGGATTCGGGGATACATCTCCTCGACCCCGTTCACCGTGCACCCTCACACGGCACATCTCAAACAACATTAATGATGCGAACTTGTAAAGTTTTCTCGATTGCACTTGACAGCATTAGACAGCAAGTTTATCAAAAATATAAATTATACAGCGCTCTGATTAGGAATATTGGTTTTCCAAGCTCTTTGGCTATTTCTTCTGGTGATTTCCCCTCAGTTTTTAGTTCTTTCACTATGTCAAGCAACTTGGTCATTTAAATCACCTCGTATATTGGTGTTCCAGCTAACTTAACATACTCTTCGTTGATTTTGCCTAATTCAGCCATCAAAACAGCATTCTGGACTTCATCAGTTGTTTCTTCGAGTTTCTTCTTTATTTCTAATGCTTTCTGAGTTAATTCGGCAATTCTATTTTCTTCTTCGCTATAATCTTTCCATACCACAAACACTTGTCCAGACTCAAGGTTTACTCTAATCTCTGTTAGTGGATAGTTTGCTTCTGCAAGCTCTCTCAATTGTTTCTCATATCCACTCACTACATTTATCACTTCATCTACAATATCTCCAACAACTTCCTTACTTTCTGTTCTCAACACATATCACCTCCTCAAAATTCTAATATTTGTGGAGTTCCGAAATCGGCTGGGTCGGCGAGCTTGAGGACTTTTATATCGTCTATTTGCGTTTGGTAACCATTATTTGTTGCTGTTGAAGCTATAAAACCTATGTAGTCTCCACTGTCTTTTGTTGTTTGTGCTGAAACTTTTTCTACATCGTCTAAAAACGCTCTTACCGTGTTACCATCATAAACTATCTTGAACTTATACCATTGGCCGAGGGTGTAACTCTGACTAACTGACTCTAAAATAGAAGCATCTCCGCTACTCCAGCTTCTGATTTCTATCGCATCTTTACTTGCGGCATAATAAACAACGCTCAAACCGTTGTATGGGTTATTGATATTACTAAACTGCCCATCCCATGCGAACGCTACTTGGAAAAGTCCATCGCTAACAAGGTTAAATTTACCTTCAATAATTATCGGTGGGTTTGGTTTTGATGTGTAGATTACACTCGAAGCATCTGAAACTGACTCCAATGTTAAAACACCATCGTTTTCATTAACTCCTGTATTCTGTGTTGACCAAATCGCATCAATTTCTCCGTCCTCGAAATCATCAAATAACTCGAAAACTTGACGTGCATCCTCGTAAGCCGATTTCGTCGCTGAAGGATTCCCGTAAGCTATGTTCAACTCTGAACTTCCTGCCGTCAAATTAACCCAAATCACCGCTTTCTTATTGCTGTAATCAAACTCTTCAATCCAGAAATACAACTGCTCCTTAGCCTGATCAAACACCCTGATATCTGAACCATCCGACTTTACATTTGCCCAGAAATCACTTGCAACAGCACCCTGAGCTTTCTGCGTTCCATCAGCTGAGTAAACTGTAACGTTATTCGAGTCAATCACGACTTTGTATTGTGCGTATTCCGATGGAGTGGTTGTGATGGGAATGTTGATATATTTTGTCCACAAACCGCCACCGTTGTTATCAAACGCATTATAGCCAAAAGAAAACTGAATTATGCCCCACCTTGTCTCATTTGGGTCGTAAAACCTCGGTGCGCCGTTGTAAAAGACTATTTCGTAATCTTTGGGTGTAGTTGGAAGTTCTGTAACAGCTTTGAATCCTATATTTCTGAATATCGCTGGCTTGTCTGGTATGCTATCCCAGAATGGGGAATTGAAAAAGTCAGAAATTTTGCTTCTGGGCAAAGAGGGAATTCTATCAACGCTCAAAACACCGCTTACAATTTCTGAAGCATCGTGTTGATGTGCTGACGGTGGGTAAGTCGACGGCTTGTTCAGAATTTTATTCCAATCAACAGTCAGCTCTTGCCATCCTGAACCAGTCCCTCTGTAAATTTTATTCGTGTCCGTTGCGATGAACAACTCGGTAGTTTTCCCGCTTGCTGGCTTGTTCTCTTCTAAGTCTTGATATATTTTCGTAAGCCCAAGATTTCTTAAGAAAGTGATGATAGCAGCAATATCGTCAACGACGGCTTTGTTAAACCAATTATCGTATTCGGCTATTGGCTGTTCTCCAGCTTGGTAGCGAGCTTCTCCAGCAGGGGGTTCAACTCCTTGATCGTCCCAGCGTGATTTCTGAGTAGGAACATTGTTGCCCATGTTTTACTATGAGCTTATAGACTTTAAAAATCAAAGCAAACCAGCATAGGTTCCCGCATCAGGATTTGAATTAGCGAGGTCATTATAGCCCTTAGTTGGATCTGACGTCTCTTCTATGCTACGGTAGGTAAATGTTCCTTGTTGATACGCTTTAACTTGTACGCCAGCTGGCTTAACTGCCTTGATTAGTTCCTGAAACTCTTCGAGTGTCAATCCAGCATTGTTGAGATCCTGAAGCCATATCCAGACTTCGAATAATGCTACTTCCAAATCGTAGCGATCCCTAACTCTTACCCTACTCGTTTTCGTGTTTAGAGCGACTGCAATGATCTCCTTGATGTCGTTAATCGTTGCCATATTCGAAATCTTTGAGAATGCCAGCTTTATTCTCGCTCTGAAGTGGTCATCAGTCTCATTTTGTTTCCTCCTTACGTTAAACAGTGAAGCAATATAGTCAAGGCTCTTTCCAGTTGCAAAGTCCACTAAGTGAGCGTTTTTTATGTCGTTGACGACTTGTTCGATGTTGCTGAACTCCGAATCGACGACCTTCAGCAATTTGTAATTGTTCGAATCTGGATCCTTGCGGAAGGCTGTTGAAAGCAATCTTACAAGCTTATCTACTGCCATGCTATCGCCCTCAGCTTATCGTAACTGTGATCTTGTCATCATCAGTTACAGCGATCTCGTTGTCGGCAATTGCAATGTTTGAGGTTCCAGCAGGTGGGGAAGTCTTGCCTATTTTCACGGTTGCATCGGCTACTCCCGGAACTCTCATGACTGCTGCAACGACTTTGTTGTAGATCACATCATCTCCAAGCTCAAGCGTGTCGAAGTAGGCTTTAATTGCATCCTTGATCTCCTGCTCAGTCGCATCGGTCCCATCAGTTGTAACCTGCACGTCGATGTAAATTGGAACTTCAGTCGGTCTTTCGAAGTAAACGGTATGCGGGTTTCCGTCGATGTCGTAAGCAATGGCTGAAACGCTACCGTAAGGCTGGATTCCTGCAGGCTTGGCATCGAAAATCGCCTGAGCAACGGCTTGATCGTCGCCACCCCACACGAAAACACGAAAACTCTTAGGTGGTAGTCCACCTTCAGCAGTGTAGTCATTCATCGTATCGTTTTCTTCGATTTTAACAGATTTTACTCCTTCAACGCTTTTAACCCTCGCAACTATTGCATCAAGCGTAGCCCTACCGAGCGACTGAATCGTCGCCTTGATTCTATAACGGAATTCCTCGTCAGTTTCAGCATCTCTACCACCGCTCGTCGGTTCTGGGTTTGTGACTGACTCAATCCCCGAAATTGGATCAATGATTTTGGTGATTGTGTTTGTAGCTACATTTCCGGCTGAGCCGGGTTCGACGGCTTCAATCGGAGCATCGACACTTGTGTCTCCAGCTTTGAGAACTACCGCTTCCGTTGTTTTGAAAATTACTGATTCATCCGACGTTGCAACTCTCGTTCCAGCTGGAATTATGATATCGGAAGTTGTAGGGGTTGATCTGCTGAATGTTACGGTTCCAGTTGCCTTCCTTGCTTCAATTCTCTTATAGCCGACAAGGGCCGCAAGGAAATCTAAACTTGAGCCAGTTGCGAAATCAATGAACCCAGCATAGTAAGCATCCTCTGCCAACTGCCACAATTCATCTTCCCTCTTCGCCACGATTTCAAGGAATCTGAGCAGTCGAGAATTTTCCGATAAGTCGATGTCCTCTCCGAACTCTTGTTTTGCAAGTTGCTTTAATTCTTCCAGAATAACGCTGTAGGGCTTAGGTATGAATCCTGAAGAAGTAACGCCGTATTCGGTCATACGACCACCTCAACATCGATTTTTCCAGAATCGAGCGTGAGGTAGAGCTTGATTTTGACTTTTCTATTAGCATCAGGCTCAGAAATCTCAATTTTGTCGATAGACTTAATTTTGTCGTAGCCAGCGAGGGCTTTGCGGATTTCGTGTTCAATTAGCATTCTGTTGTAACCGCTTCGCTTAATTTTGAGCCAGTCCACACCGAAATCTGGATGAAAAGCATCTGATCCCTTAACACATTTCAGGATGTGAACTATATCCTGCTTTACCTTATCGGCTGATGAAACTGAAGGGATCCGTTTCAAGCTGTCAATAACGAGATCCCCAGTCGTGTCGAACTTGAAATCTTGCATGTAAGATTGGGGAAGAATAGACTTTAAAAAAAGAAATCAAGAGTGCTTGTGCCACTCGCCTGACTCAGCATCCACCCCTCTAATTTGCTTGAAGTCGAGATTCCCATCTACGTAAACATCACCCTTGATTGTTATCTTACCATCTTGCTGAAATTTGATGTAATTGCCTGATTTATGCTCGATCAGGAGCTCATCTTTGCCTATTGTTGGAATCGAATCGACTAATGTGAATAATCCACCGAAAACGATCGCATTGTTTAGATTAAACTTGAGGAGCTCGTTTACATCAACAGCTTCTTTATTCTTGAGCTGTTCTACGAGTTCGTATTTTGAGAACAGAACCAAAACGATATCCCCCTCAGCCGGAGAAATTACTATCGTTCCAGCGGAGGACTTCAGACAAGCTATCGGCACATCGAACAGCTCTATCTCGTTGCCTTGAATCTTATGCTTCAGCTTGACATTACACCTGAGTTTTTTCAAATCGACCTGCGTAATTATGCCCAATGCGACAGTGTTGATGTTATCGAGCTTTACATCGATCAGCTTCTTGATCTGCTCGATCATAATGGCGACACCTCCGCTTCCGTGTAATACTCCTCTCCTCTGCAAACATGCTTGAACTTTGTGACCTTGAAGTTGCCCGAAACTGTGATCGAGTTTATTTGAACGAGCGTTCCTTGCCTAATCCTCCAGTTAAAGATACAACGAACCTTGTAGGCTGATTTCTTCCCCTCTTCGCTGACATCTTGGACTTCCATCAATCCGCTTTCAGAGTCGAGAACTATTGCTTCAGCGTTGTAGTTTCTCTTGACAAAATAACCCATCCCATCCTGCCCGACGAAGACTGTGTAGAGATCGGATATCTCGCCGATTCTCGCTAAAGCCCCATCGAGTTGCAGTCCCTTGATCTTGTTACCGTTCACGAGTGGGAGAATCTGCTCGGTAAGGATTGCGTGAGGAGTCGAAGTTGTTGTTCCTCCGAAGACCATGTCTTTTTCAAGCGTAATACCCGGATCTTCTATCTTGCCAACTGGAATCCCTGCCTCAGCAAAGAGATCTTTAACAATATCTGCAATAGAGGTTCCCTTCGGATACTTCTTGCAGATCGGTTTAGCCATGAATAGTTGCTTGGTCATGTCCGAGGCTTGCAGAACAGTTTTGACGTCTGCTCCATCCCTCTCATCCCAAACCTTGTCAATCTTGCCGTAGAAAACGATCCCGTAATCGTCTTTGTAGCCAGCTTTAAGCTGGACTAGTTCATCTTTCTTGAAAGCCGATTTAGATTGTCCAAGATTGTAAACTGCTATTTCAGCGGTTCCAGCTTTACTTTCATCATCGTTCTCGATCACAAATTCTATATCTAAATCGTCAAGGGTGATGACTGTCGAGCCTACTTGTAATTCGACCATACGGTCCCAGAACTCAGGCAAACACCCACACCTCCGCAGTCTTTTCGTTTACATTCCAAGGCAGGATTACGAACAGAGTTTCATAAGTTTGCGGGTCTTTAATCTCAAACGGATTCTTTTCTACCAATTTGCCCTCAAAAACTATCTCATCATCTTCGAGCCTGCGAATCCTAAGAACTGCAAAGTTCCCTTGATAGTTCCAGCGATAGAATAGGCGATAAGCGGTATTGTTAATCTTAACGAGCTGTTTTTGTGGATAACCTAATTTTGGATCAAATGGAAGCACTTTGACCGATGGCATTTAACCACCTCCGAAACCGAATATCCCACCTAAAAACGAAACTACGCTATCTAACCAGCTCTGACTTCCTTGAGGTTGCTTTGGAGCTTGAGGGACTTGTTTAGTCTGTGGGGTTATGGCTGTATTTCCTCCCTTCGTTTCTTTATCATCGTTTTCATTCGGTGTGACCTGAAGCTGTTGAAGCGGTATCTCAGCAGTCTTAGCTTTAGCTTTCAGGATTTGCTTGACTCTCACGACAGCTCTAAACGTATTTTTCGAGCCTCCTTGGGTTATTGTAAGCTCCCTAATCACGACATCCTCGAAAACTCCAGCTTTGCAAACGAGCTCCGTCGGTTCTTTTGCCTCATAAAGCTGTTTTAAAGCCTCGATTTCATTCTCGAGCAGGGTCAAGGTTAGTTGGAACTCTGCAGGTTGGAAGAAGATGTGATCTGCCACAGGATAGCCGTCTTCTACCTTGTGTTCAGGAACAACAGCAGATTGAGTAAGATCGACAATCTCAACGGCTGTAAATTCTTGTCCACTAAGCAGAATTTTTTCTTCAGCCATGCTTTAAAAGAATAGAAAAGACTTTAAAATTAGTAAATGCCGATTGCATTGAATTTAGCGTTGAGTTTTCTTTCTACAAGCTCAGCAACTTTATCTGGGTCTTTGACACCCTCAATTTTGATCTCGATCTTTGGAACTTGGATTGTCTTGTGCTCATGCTTAATTTGGTAGTTCGCAGGTTGATGAATTACAGTTTGAGTTGAGCTAACGAGCTGTGAAGGTGTTGGCGTTATCCTCGTCAATTCGTGGGTTATTTCAGGTTTAACGACATGGGTTATAGTCTTTGCAAGGTTAATCCCAACCCCGATAGGTGTTAAACCGAATGTAAATTCTACAACCTTACCAACTGGGCTTTTCGTGATAAATTCCCACGCCTGCTCGATTTTCGTGATAAACTCGTCGATCTTTGCGATGATCCAGCCGATTGTCCTGTCCCATAATGATTTAATTGCTGTCAAGGCTGAAGAAGTAGCTGATCTCAATTTGTCAATGTGTGTAACCAAATACACAATTCCTCCAACTGGACCAAGTAGTATATACTTCAGCGGTCCCATCCTATCGATGGCTTGTTGGATCCAATGTATCGCCCCACCAATGGATTTAGCAAGCCAATCAAAGCCCTGTCTTAGCCAGTCTATAGCGTTTCCAACAGCTTCAGCTATAGGCTTAAGGAAGGGGTGCTTTTCCGATAGCCAATCCAAAGCCCGCTTTAGCCAACTGTGCTCCCAACCCTTCACCATGATGTCCTGCAAGATCAGAATCACACTAATTAACGCTCCAATTCCCGCTATCAGCGGTAACAACGGAACTGATAAACCCATTAAACCTACTTGAGCCGTAAATAGTGCCCTTGCAAAACCGAATATTGCACTTATGCTTGATTTGAAGCCTTGCACAGCTAAAAGCTTCAAAGCACCTCCCAGCGATAGTGTTTCAGCCGAAGTTTGAAGCTCTACAAGCCCCAATGTTGCTAAATGCCCGATAAGATCAATCAGTTTAGCCCTAAGTAAAATTGCTCCACCACCAACGAGCATCAACATCGTTGAGAATGCAATTCCAACACCTATTACATTCTGGATTGGCTCTGGCAATTTCGTGAATGCATCGGCTAAAGCTTCGACAAGTTTGACGAATGGTCTCACCAACGGAACCATTGCTTTACCGATATGTGCCCCAACTATCATTAAGCTCGTTTTAAGCTTCTCAAGTTCAATGTGTAAAGTTTGTAAAGCTCTTGAAGCTTCTCTCGCTGCAGAGCCTTGAGAGTGTAGGGCTGTATTCGTAGCATCCATGACTATGTTCCACTTGTCAAACAAAGCGTATAGCATCGAAACCCTTCCACCTACAGTTATCTCATTGGCAATCGCATGTCGTAACTCGTCGTTTAGTGAATGCCATCTTTTGGCTAAATCTCTCATAATCTCTGATGCTGATCTGAATTCTCCGTTTGCTTTTTTAACTTGAACTCCAGCCTGCTCAAGTAATTCTGCAACATTATCTTCGTAAAGCCGTGAAAACGTATAAGCTAAGAAGTTTCCAGCTTCTCCTGCCTGATAACCTGCTGAATGAAGGGCTGTTGCATAACCTATTAGTTCCTCAAATGTAACACCGTATTGGTGAGCTACACCTGCAGCTTCTTGTAAGCTTTGAGCTAACTTAACGGAATCCGTTGCGAAGTTATTTGAAACCTCGTTTAAAGCATCGACAACCCTAATAGCATCTTCAGCTTTTAAATTAAAACCGTTGAGGATATACGTTAGATATTCCGTTGCCTGCCTTGCATCCAAGTTTTCAGCCGTAGCCCAAAGTAATGTCGCATTCGTCAGCTTTTCAAGTTCTTCCTCCGTGTTTTTACCCTGCCTCGCCCAGAGTTCCATTACTCCCAAAATATCTTCAACGGACCTACCGTAATACTTAGCCATAGCTTCAGCCGATCTTTGGATTCTCTCGAAATCTCTGTCAGATGGCATTACTTTCTTCAAATTGACAAAAGCTTGCTCGAAATCAGCGAATTGTTTCACAGCTAAACCTATACCTGCTTGTCCAACTGCTCCGACTCCAGCCATGTATTTGCCCAATTCTTCAAGAGAGTCGTTCATTTGCTTGATTTTCTTAACAGCTTCGTCCGTAGCTTGATTTACTTGTGATAGTTTGCGATAGAAGTCTGAATCGTTGAGTTTGATTGCGATGTAAATTGCCCTAAGGGCTGTTCCAAGCATAGCAAACTATTTCAAGACAGACTTTAAAACGAGATCATGAAGTTGTTAGGCAAATTCTTGATAGGGCTTGTCTTGATTTTTGTGTTGTTAATTTTCGCAGGTGCCGTATTTCAGATCCAACAAGAGAATGAGGTGAAAAATGCGAAAACTGAGCCCTACACCGTCGTTAATTTTTGGTCGGCTCATCAGCCAACAGCAAAAAGATTTTCTGAAAACATACTAACGAAGACAACGGACCACGATCAGATATTGCTAATTGCCAAAAAAGAAATTCTACGACTAAAAGACGAATACGATGCTGATATCGTTTGGATAAACATAGGCCCTGAGGTATGGGAAGATAACCCCAAGATCCTAAAAAAAGAGGCAGCTAAAATTATCTGGTTCAAGTTTGATGCTGAACCGAAGCCGTCAGTTAATGGATACAACTATGTTGGTGCTTTTGCTGGAGGAGATTTATACGTTTTATGGAGTTAGCGGAAAGTAAACAAATATTTTTTATCTTGCGATGCCTGACTAATTTTTTGGTTCTTCAAAGCTTTTGCTTGTTCTTCAGCCAAGATTTTGAAGTATATCGTCCATTTCAACAGCTTCTCGTGATCCCATTCAAGGATCTCATCTACATCCTTGTGAAGCTGATGAGCGATGTAAAATATGTGAAAATCATTCCTTACATCTTTTTCAAGCCGTTCAACCCATTGCGAGTCGAAATAGTTTATTTAAGCCAGATATCTCCATTGCTTTCGCGATTAATTCAGCTTGAATTGAAGCATCCATCTCATCCCAAAGCTCGTCAAAGTTTTCCGGCGGTTTTGGATCGACAACAATCGCTTTAATCAACTCTTTCTGGATTGCTTGCACATCGTTGGGATGTTTGTTCAGAATCTCTCTCAATTCCCTCGCTTTCAAGCTCTTTCTGATCTTGAAAACTTCTCCTGCAATCACAACAGTTTCAACTTCCTCTTTTGCTTTGAAACGTTCCCAAGTCATAAAAAGCCCCTCACAGGCAGACTTTAAAAACCCCAGTCAAGCATAAACCCACTTTACGGTGATTCCTCTACTGGCTTCTTTTTCTTTAGATTCTTTAGAATGATTGTTGCAACTTCCTGACTCGCAAAATTTTGCGAAATATTTGCGTTAAGTTGTAGAAAAAGAAATAGTCGCTACTGAAAAAATTAATGCTACTGATGTGTTTTAAAAATAAAGATAAAAAATTATTCGAGTGATTTTTCAGATTCTGTGATCTTCTTGAGTCTTTTTACATGGGAATTCATCCATTCTGCTATGGACACAAACTGATTGGGGCTCATTCGCACGTCTACTAGCAATTTTCTGACCACTTTACCAACTCTCATTTTTCCAGGGACTTTCTCATCCATTTCTGGTTCTAATAGATCCACATAGAAAATCATTCGCCCTTCTATCGGATCTACTCCTCCAAACACCCCATTGACGTATATCACTTTATACTCTGGATCCTTGACAATTTCAATTGGTGGAATCTTACTTTCCTTCATAAATACCACCTACTGCAGAATTCATAACCAATTTTTCAATAGTCTGCTCAGTTTTCGATGAATCGTCGCATTCATAGCTATTCCGCAACGGTGAAATCAGCAATGTCTTTAGAATTTCCTCTTTTGGCATGATTGAGTAATACAGCACTTCAAGGAAGTCCTTACCAAACTCTGTTGCTGCGTAGAACGCTCTACCTCTGTAGCCCACATCACATAGATTCTTAGCGAACTTTTTTACTAGACCTGCCGAGGTCAAGCTCTTAAGTATTCTGTCGAGTTCTTGTGGGTGCGCGCCGAAGATATCCTTAATCTTATTGAAATTCATTTCACCTTCTTTAACTAAAGCTATGAATACTGCCCACCTCTTGTCATCAGATAAAGCTTTGACAGCTCCCCTTAGTTCTTCGGGCACCTCCGATGCATACCTCTCAACTACTTCCTCTCTCATAATCTCTCATTTTAAGTCACAATTTCATGATTTATTAAATTTTCTATGTTATGCAAATATATCGTATGGCACACTTTGCTCACGTATCTGTGATTCAACAACGAAAGATTAAATTACCCCTTGTGAGTTGTTTGAATTAATGGATGATTTCAATAAAAGATATAAATCCAAAGAAGAACGATCGATTCTAAAGTATAAAGATAAACTTAAGATAGGAATATTTGGATCTTTCGCGGGTGATAGATTTAAGAAATTGGAGAGCTTAAAAAATTACCTAAAAAAGAAGGGCTATACGAATGTTAGATTGTCTACTGATTTTGAAAAAGAATTTCCACGAGAACCTGATGAAAGCAAGGTCGAATATAATAGAAGACTAAGCGAGATAATCATAGATTGGTGCGATGTATACATATTTGTCTTCTTTCGTGAGGAAAAATATCCCGATGACGTGAATCTCAATCAGTCTGCCTCCATGGAACTAGAAAGAGTCTATACTTTGTATAAAGACAAATTTAACAATGGAGAAAAATTTCTTATAATATATTCAGAGAAAAAGTGTAGGGATCAAATGCGATCAGTTTTCAAGGGTTTAGCAATAAGAGAAACTAAAAGTGGTATATGGGAGTGGGAGGAGTTTGAAAATATAGGAGATATATTCGAGAATGCCTCAAGATTTTGTTTTAGGTGCCTTAGGAAAATGTTTGGAGGATTCAGAGAGGCGGCAACACCTTAAAAATGAAATATAGGAGCTTAAGTCACTCCATCTTGAAGCCAGTTCCCCAGAACTTCCATGTCAGCTTTGGGTTCTCCGCCTCGGGCTTTGCTTCTGGGAAGAAGAAGTAAGTCTGATCCAACGTTATGGAGTTAAAGCCCGTCACGTTCGGATCCTTAGAAGTTATCACAACCTGAACTGCTTTCTTTGCCGAAGCGATGTTCATTAGCTGAGCGTTATTCTTGCTCGATGCGAGCAATGTGACCTCTCCCTCGTAGTCGTTATCCTCCGTGATAGAGACGGCAACGGTCTTTTTAGTCCAATCTTTGACCGGTTTGACATTCTCGGAGTCCTTAGGAGTGAAAGCGAATTCCAGAACCCCCTCAACCTCGTTCCCGTCTATAAATATGCTAACATCCTTAATTCTTAACTCAACAGCTCCCTCAGCCATTTACACCACCTCAGAGTGTTATAATCAGGTCGAGCGTTATCTTGCTGATCGCTCCGCTCAGGTAAGCGGTTACCTTGACATTCTTGAGAATTCTTGCCGCTTTGTCAGAATCGCTTATGTCATCGTAGTTAGGCATCTGTACCTCGTATCCTCTAACGAGATTACCATTCGCATCCACGTAATCCTCTCTCAAGGCTCTTTGAGCCTGAGCAACTCTCAAAACCTTCTCAATAGTTGCTTTAATCATGCTAAGGCCCTGTGGCGTGTACGGGATCTTGGATCCCATGTTTGCAAGTTTGAGCTTCAGATTGATCAGAGCATTCCTTATCTCCGTCACGAGATAAGCTTTCGTTCTTGGAACATCAATCCAACTCCCATCCAGAGATTTGGCAGTAGAGATCACAGCTTTTCCGATTTCAATGATCGTGGCGATGTTATTCTGTTCGAGCTGATCAACTTCACTCGCCTTGTAGCCAGCCGCATTGACCCCCTGCACATTGTACCACTCGCAGGGGATCCAAGGCTGGAGCTTACTTATGACTCCTGCAATTGCACCGCTGAGTTCTCCAGGAGTTAGATTAGTATCGTCGTGAGCTACTGCGAAGACGTACTCGTTTGCGGTCAGGGCCAAGAAGTTTGAGGTTACTGTAGCCGCATCTCCTATCGAGGCCAAAACGAGAACCTTATGGTAGGTTCCAGCGTGATTTACGAGTTTTGAAGCGTTAGCATCGCTTGCATCGATAGTCGCAACCATTATGTCGTAATCTACTTTTTTGTCCTCCAAATCGGCAAGAACTGTATCGTAGTCCGCAACAGCGTTCCCGGTTCCGTCATCTTTCATCGCATTAACTGCTTTAACCCTCTGCACTCCTTGAGCGAAGACTTTGGCAGTTGCTTTGGATATCGGGCTGTCGGGGCCGAAGTCAGCCTCAACTTCGCTTTGTGAGTAATAGGTCTTGACTTGATTGAATAGATCGAGCTTGTTCGGATCCTCACCGATTACAATGACTTCTCCGTAGGTTTCGCTGGGAGCTGCAAATGTTGCATCCTGTAGGTTGATAGTTATTGCACTCTCAGCCGTTGGCATTCTTAATCACCTCTCCTAATTTTTCTGCCATGAAATGGAGAATTAGACGAGACTTTAAAAAAGAAGTTAGGATTGAGTTTCAACCGTAGTTTCGACTTCTTCGATCGTCTTGACTATCTCCTCCCACGAAACGGCAAACTTGCAGACCACTTCTATTACTCTCCTGTAGATGTAGTAATCTTCGACGAAATCGAGATTTCGTGGCGGTAGAACCTCGAAAACCGTCACATCCGTCAAAGTCAAATCCTTCTTCGCCCACAACCATAGATAATTCTGGAGCTGGGCGATACGCCTAACATCGTTGTCATAGACATTCAAATCGAAGCTCTGCCTAATCACCACACCCTTCGTGTACTCTATATCCCCGTCCAGATTCAGGCCGATCTTGAGTATCTCGTTAAGAGGCGTGTTGGTCCTATCGATAACCGGTTCGAGAAAGTTGATCACAACAAATGGAAATCGTGGCTTTTCTTTTTGAAAGACTTGATTTGCCCGATAAACTTCAATGGTTACCGCTTGACCTTCATATTCAAAGCTCTTCGGGATCTTTCCGTAGAGTTCATCCCAAATTAGCGCTTCGAGCATGGTCCCACCTTAAAGCTTAACGACAAACCTCTCAACAACCGCTTTGATGCCCCCGTCGATCAACCTCTCGATCTCTTCTTTGTTTTTATCGAAACCCAGCCTTAGAAATGATCTTTGCGAGATTGTGATGTGTTCCGTGTCTTTTCTCAGATGCAGCCCTTGAGCGTGCAAGAATTTTCTCATCTTCTCGGTAACTTTTATCTTGCAGCCGAACTCGTGGACCGATGCTATTAGAGCCTCTTCTCCAAAAACGCCAACCTTAACCGTATTCCCCTCAACCTTATGAGTAATCGAGTTTCTCAGCTTACCCGTGTCAATCAACGGCTTTTCAGACTTCTTCCGCTGGATTGTGAACGGATGCAATTTAGGCCATTCCGATGGAGTTTCAGTTATGAGTTCCTTGATCTTACCTTCAAGGATGGATCCCGCTAACCTCAAGATTCTCTCTTTCTCTTTAGGAAGGGCGTTAAGCAGTCGTGGGATGTTATTTCTGTCGTGAATTTCAACCGTCATGCTCTTCACCGAGAATAGCGACCTTATATCCGTTGATTCCTACAGCTGTGTGATTCTCGAAGGTCTTTATATGGTACCTCTTGCCGTCGATCTCCACCATATCTCCAACATCGATGCTCTCATCGGGCCTGAAGTAAGCCTTAAGCTGGACCTTGGCGTATCCCAAATCTCTCCAATAGGTTAGCTCCTCTTTGCTGAGGGACTGGACAATCGCTTTTGTTTGAATTGGATCGGATTCTGTCCTCTGAATTATGCCGTTGTTGTTTACCTCCTGTATTTTGATTATTTGAACGGGATATCCACGTTTTTCAAGAATATGCTCAAAGCTCATAGTATCATCCTCACAGCTAAAGCTGTTGCTCCCAAACCGAACAGATACTCGACAATATCGCCGAGAAAGTTTGCAGGCTTTTCTTTGCCAGCCTTGTAAATGTGCTCAACGATTTCGTAGAAAATGAAGATTACGAAAACTATCGGCATGAAGAAGCTTACCGCTCCAGCAACAGTATGTCCAAAGCTCCTCTTATCGTCAAAAACTTCAACCTTCACGTTTTATCCCCTCCTGCAGCTCTCGATGCAAAGTAAAAGCCCAGCACGAGCATCACGATGTCTTTGTCGATCGTACCAGTCTTGATGAAATAGCCAAAAACGATAGTTAATGCTATGATAGCTCTAATGCTCCCTCGTGGCATCCATAACGGCGCATTTCTACGTAATAGCTCGAATCTTCCTCTTTCACTCATAATCGCATACGCCAAAACGGACTTTAAAAGTGGCCGGCTCAAAATTAGTGGCCCACAAGTGTGGGTCAGAAATTAGATCAGCGATGTGGTGAACATTCGAAGTTTGCCACACCTTATCTCGAATATCATCTGGTCCTCCAGAAGTTTGTTAATGTATTTCATAGTCGTTCTCCAGTTCCAGTTCATCGCATCCTTGACCTGCCTGATTGTTACAACCTTGTTATCCCGGATAAACCTCAGCACCTTCATCACATTTTCTTCACGAATTTCCAGCAGGCCCTCTGGACGTCCCCGTATCTTCAACTTGGCCCCGATCTCATCCAAGAATTCTTCGATCTCCTCTTGAGTATACTTCAGCTCAGTCGGAACGATGAGCGTTCTCCTCCCGAATCTGAAAACAGCGATTAATCCATCCCGTTCAAGAGCCCTAAGTCTTTGAGGCAGGTTGGAACTCCCCTTCAAATTCTCCAAACCGAAGTACTCTTTCAAAGATTTGTAGGTTGCACAACCGAGCTTATGAATAGCTTCCAAAACCTCCTCCTGTGTTGGCAATGCCAAACACCTTCTCTTTCTCCTTCTTTATATCTTCCAAATCTTTCTCAAACTTAAGACGACGTAAAATCCGGCTACAATCTTCTTTTGTGGGTCTGAGAATCACATCGCCGACTTGAGGCTTTATTCTTTGATCGTAAACGATGATGACTTGAACATGGCTATCATAAACTTCTTCAAAGAATTTCTTAGCGATCTTGAGAAGTTTTAGAAATTCTAAATCTTGCATGGCTATCTTTTGCCAAGATAATTAAAATAGTTACTGCTTAAACAGGAACGGCAACAATGCACAGAATACGACAACAATTATGCCTACGACAGAACCCATTATTTTGAAGTATGTTTTATGTCTTTCTTGAGTCGTTTTTAGGTTACCTATTTCTTCGTCGTGAGTTCGTATCGTGCCATTTATCTTTTTTAAGTGCTCTAATATTTGATTTTGAGTGCCCTTAATCTCTCCGAGTGTCTCGAAGAGCTTAGCAACCATTTGTTCATCCATTCCTACACCTCAGGGTGCTACGGCCCTATACCTAACATTGCGGACGAACCACATTTGTAAAGCCTGTTCTGCGCTCTGCTCCATTATTTCAACCCATTCCCGTATCGTTTTCGTGTTCTGAGAATAATCCTCTCTTAGCTCGCCAATAGAATAGCTGAGGGGCTGATCTGATTTGCCCGTAATGGACCATTTAAGCACATCGATGCAAACCTTGTTCAAAAGCCATTTCTTGAGTAAAGCTTGGTTAGGAGCGGTTGTTAGATCCTCCACCTTGATTATGTCTTTCAGTTCAGCCTCTCTTTCGTCAATAAAAGATTGAACGGTAGCATCATCTGGTTCGGTGGCAAAAGCTTGTCCTAAAGCCGTTCTAACGTCGGAAACTGTTACCAGTGTGGTCATTGCGACCCCCTAAAAAATTAGAGGTTAGATCCCTGTGATAACACAGATAGCGCTCGGTCTCACGACACCAACGCCAAAGCGCTCGAAGACATTGATCAGATAGCTCTGTGACTTCTGTTCGTATGTTGGCCCTTCAACACTAATATCCTCAGCCAGCACTAACAATCCAGCATTCTTCGTATCCAGAACGAGGGCTTTGGTGGAGTCTATCTGCGGAGTTCCGACGATCTTCAGCCCCAAGCTCTCGATTAGTTCGGTGTACGTTACCTTCGCATTTGCAACGGCGAGCTTTCTCAACTCCGCTATCTTGCTTGGATGCAAAACGATTACATCAGGTCTGTACAGGTAGTTTTCCTCAAGCTTTGCAACTGCACTATTTACATCCTCGTAAGGATCGGCCGTGTCAGAGCTCCAGCTTGCAGAGGCTGGAACACTATCACCAGCGCCGTTCGTCAGTGTGTCCAATATTCTCTTATCTTCCTCCAGTGCTACAACTCTCGCAGCATCCTTGGCGAGGTTTGCGATGGACATTATCTTGTTTGCAAGGTTCTCCTCTCTCGTAACCTTGAAGGCTTTTCCAATCTTCTTGATTTCAATCGTTGCCTCTTCGAATTTTATGCCTTCAAGTGGGAACTCTGCGCCTTCGGGAATCTCGGCAACTTCGCTGAATCCTGTGAACTTCCTGTACTTGTAAACCTGAGTTCCGGGCGAAACTTTCTCAATCGTAACGAGCTGTCTTCCGACTCTAACGTTCAGGGCTTCCTGAACGACAAGATCCGATATTACTTGCAAAACCTCGGCCGGCAAAACTTGGCTCGTTATCACGGTCAACTAAATCACCTCCTCATAGCGTGAGCTTAACCAAAATCTTATCTCCGTCAGCCGAAGCGGACGTGAGAGCTATGCCGATTATTTTCGTGGCATCATCGACATCGACAGTATTTCCAGCGGAATCTGTGTAAGTCTTGGTGGCAGAGAACTTTGCAACCTTGCCTCCCGCAGCGGACTGGACCTTGTCACCTGCAGCTATTGCTCCGGCCGCAACAACTTCGACGACTCCCTCAGTAACAATTGTAACATTCTCTCCGGCATTGGCATTGATTAGAGCAACTCCGATGACTTTGCTCGAAGCTCCGCCAGTTGGGGCTACAGTTTTATCGCCTGTAAGCTCGACTACCTGTCCGGCTGTAATGTCAGCGCCGGCGGTAAGCGGCAGATACTTCCCTTCCGGATATACCTCAACCATTCACACCACCTCACTCTAATCCTACAATCTTCCTCAACTCCTTGTACTTCCTCACGTCGACCTTGCCAAACGGAGAATCGATGAATTCCGGCTCGTCGAGAACAGTCTTAACCTTCTCAGCGACCTGCTTCGTGGAAAGAGCCTTATCGGCTAAGTCTGCGTACAACAGCTTCAATTCAATCACGTTCGCTTTCTTAAGCTCGGTTTCGTCGATTTCTGTCTTCGTGATCTTAGATACGTTCTTGATCTTCTCGATGAGCTCTGCTTTCTCTTTTTCCTCGTATTCTGCGAGCTTAGCCTTAAGCTGCTCGTTTTCTTCTCTGAGTCTCTGGTTCTCTGCTTCGAGCTCTTTCACTTTAATCTCTAACTCCTTCATGCCTTCATCAGCGGAAATCAGACTTTTTAAATCAAGATGCCCGTCGAGAATCTTGTAGAATATGAACTCCGGAATCGCTCCACCGCATTTTATTCTCAGTTCCTCGAGCATGTGGAACTCTGGGGGTTCCCTGCCGAATTCTTTGTAGTGAGCGGCGAGATGGTTGTAAACGGGCCTTCTATCCGAACTTGGAATATCGACACCGCCACGAGCTCCGAATAAAGCTGCCATTGCTGCTACAACTCCTCTCCAGACTACAGCATGAGTCCTTGGATCATGATGCGGTAACTTGAGATCTGTGAATCTCTTAGGAGGATTCTCAGGAGCCCAAGCGAAGTGTCCGGCTATCGATCTCTTCTCCTCAGTACTCAGCTCGTCCCAAGACTTGTCGGTAAAATCGCTCAAAGTTGGCTTTTTCCATGAGCTTTTGTCGTCTTTGCCGTATTTCCAAGGATGGCTCGGGACTACACCCTTGGTTAGCTCAACGCCTCCATCTTTATTCAGCATTTTCTCATAAACATCTTCTACAATAGCTTCAGGGTTAGCAGGAACCCCGACCAGAGATATTTCTAAGATTTTTAGACGAGTTATCTTATTACCCTGTCTTTCAAGAATCTTGAAGCCAATGCTGAAGGCATCGAGAAATCTCTCCTTGAGGGATTTGTAAACCGTCTCAAATAGCGGATGGGCTTTGTTCAGCATTAGTTTGACCCACAATTTGCCGTTGCGAACTTCGGCTTCGACAATCTTGCCGATCGGGATGTCGTCGTATTTGTGATTGAGAAATACTTTGTTGTACGGCTCCTGTGTGAGTTCCTTAGCTGCCTGCTCGAGAGCTTCTTCGGTGATTATGTCGCCGTCGAGATCTTTGACTGCCGCTGAAGCATAGCCTTCTACGTAGACATTTTTGTCGTCGCTGAGCTCAGATACGCTCAAATCTTTAACTACCAGTTCCATGAAAAATTAGCAAAAAAGAGACTTTAAAAGATCAGAGAATAACGAGAGCTACACCCTTGCGCTTCATGTCATTGAGAGGTAAGATCTCAAGCTCCTCGCCCTTGTCGTGCTTAAGCTCCTTAACTATGTCATCCGGAACATCAGCATACAACTTGCCATCTTCAGAATAGAACCTGACAGGGACATCGGATTTATCAACGATGATAAGCATATCTGGAGCCTCGACTACCTTAACGAAATAAACACCCTCCTTCAGTCCTACCGCTTCAAATTCGTCTTTTCGGACTTTTAGCTTCATTTTTTCAACTCCTTAAACTTCTCTTGGTACTTCTCAAACTTCCTCTTATTAATCTTATGTACAGTTTTTACTTGATCTTTTTCGTTGAGGACAATCCAAACGTGCTTGTCGCCGATCTTTCCAAGTACATGGGTATCGCCGACATCATCCATGTAGCGCTTACCTCTCTTCTTTAGCCTTAGGATGTCTGCAACCGTAATCTCGTGCTTCTCAAGTTCAACAGCTCGATCAATTCCATGTTTGGTGAAGTTCTCCCTAAGGAGCTGTAGAGCCTCCCGAGCTTTCTTCTCGGCGAGTTCTTTGACATCTTGTTTAAGCATTTCAGCAAGCTGCTGAAATCTTTCATCTTTTCTGAGTACTTGAATAACTTTGCGAACATTCTCCTCATCTGGAACTGTCTTGCCCTTAGGTGTCCTTGAAACCACTTTTGCATAGTGTTGCAAAGCCAATTCTTTTGATTCTCTGCTAATTGATCTTTTCTCTTGATCTGAGAACTTTATAACTGGAACTACACAACACCTACAATTTGGGTGGCAAGGTGGACGTGGAGCGGAGGGATCATCAATTTTGAAGATTTTATTGTAGTTTTTAGCGCATCTTGGGCATGTCCTTCTATCCATCGCTGCCAAATACTTGTAGTATCGAACTCCGGCTCGTTTATACCTATCCAAAGCGGCTTGATTGAAAACTCTCGTTGCTTCGGTTTTCGCAATCCTCTCGGCATCGTATTTCGTCTTATCCGTAACTTCTTGAACTCGCTTTGTCAGTTCTCTTATTGTCTCCCCCTTGAGTAACCCGTCCCTGATTTGAAAAGCCAGCTTCTTCCTAACTTCATCACTCAGGCCCTTGATCAAATCAAGTTGGAGATTTTTGAGCTGATTGACAGTTTCTTCATCGATGATGCTAAGAGTTGGCGGGATCAATAGCTCGATGCCGAACTTTTTAAGTTGCCTTGCTGCAAACTCAGCCCCTCTCTGCCAGAACAACCACGTATAACGGTCTATTATTCTCTCTACCGCTTGCGGTCCCATCTCCTCTTCGACCACTTGCTTGATCCGCTCGATTGTCGATTCATCAATACGATGAGCAGTTAGCAAGATCTCTTCAACTCGCTTGCGAACATTATCTGGTAATTTCCTAAGAACACGGGCAAATTCTTCCCGTAATGTCTTCGTGCGAGTTGGATCAACCATTTAGATCACTCTTCACTTTCAGGGAGTGGGGGAAATCCAACTAATTCTCTTGCCTCGTTTGTATCGATAATTCCAGCTTGATATAATTGGACAGCTATCTCACTCCATAAGAGTTCCTCGTCCATCACTTCCTCGAATTCGATTTCAACGTCGAGATTTAACAGCGGGAACAGTTTAGCCTCGAGTTCTTCTTTGACTGTGGCCCTAAGTGATTGCAAGAATAAGCTGAACATCTTCAGCTGGTTAAACGACGTTGCACGGTTGGAACCCTCCGGCTCACCATAAAACACCTTAGGAACCTTAAGCGCTTTATCGATCTGTCTCTGCAGGTACTGGATCATTTCCACGAGACCCTTCAAATCGAGCTTGGATTCCAGAACTTCAAACTCAGTAGATTCATCCGTCACGATTTGATTGACGACGACGATCTGATCCTCAACGTTTGTAGCGTTGTAATTTGTTTGCACCCTGTTTTGCAGAACCTTCTCAACATCCGGGATCCTTGCAGGATTCTTTACCTTCGCATGCAACAACGGATGGCTCATTCTGTACGCCATCACCGCTGCCAAGATCTCCAGCTTCTGCTTGAGTTTGAGCAGGTTGTAAACTTGGTGGATTAAGGAGTAACCGTAGGGGCTGTTGCCGATTCTACCATAAGCGAAGTGCAAAACACGGTCCGGTGGAAGATCCCTCTGCTCGTTGCCAGTTGAATAAACGTAAGCCAATATGTCGCCGAACTCGTTGACCTTCACACGAACCCTCTTAGGGTTGAGATATTGCATTTCGATTCCTATCTCGCTGTCCGCAAGGTACTCATAGGCGTTGCCGTAGATCAGCATCGTTCTGACGTCGTTTATTAGCCGGGTCCGGAGCTTAACTTCTTTGGCAAACTCTTCAGCCCTTCTAACATCCTGCTCTGGTCCGCTGAAGTTGAATTCCGTAACGGCAAAATGAGCGATGAGGTCAATAGCCGTGCTGACATCCACCGAGGTAAAGTAGGTCTCCTCATAGGCCTGATAGTTCTGCACGACTCCCATCGTAAATGCCAGATTCTGACTGAGTTCTGCGAATGGGAATATTTGGACTTTCTCCGCTCTGTAGTCGGCTGATTTGGTTTTGAAGGATGAGACGATTTTCTGCTTGAGCTTCCAGAGCATAAATCATGCAAGCAGTTAGACTTTATTAAAGAACAAGTTACGTCAGTACATGCAGTTAATACAGAAGTTGGCAATTGTCATGGTAGTGGTAGTACTGGCATCTTTTACCTTCTATGTTCTTCCCCCTCTACTGTATGTAATCTTCCAAAGTATTATCACTTATGGAGTTATATCTTATTTCTGGAAAGAACTCAAGAGAATTGCTAAAGAATACCTTCGAGCAATTATTGCAGGAGCTTCAGGAGGATTTGTTGTTTTTTTGGCAAGCAAGTTGTCAACTCCAAATGTCAATCTCAACGAGACAATATGCTTCTTTGGTCTAGGTATGAGCGCTGTAGTGTTTTTTATGCTACTATATCTAATTGTTGAAGGAGTTGAAGATGAGAATGGCCAAGATTGACAGATGTACATCGCTTGTTCGCCCAAGATGCTAGAGCTGGAACTACCACATAAGTATGGTTAGATAGGTCTGTAAATCTTAACTCCTAAGAGCTCCCCTGTTACCTCATATTCCGTCTCCTCTAAGTACTTTCTAATTATCTCATAATCAATTGGAAACTCACCGAACTTTTCTATAATCCATTTTTTGTGCTTTTCATCGTGTGGACTTTTGAAAGATATGTGCTTAGCTAAATCTGCCGCTCTTGGTTTTCTAAACGGCTGTTTTTCGCTACTGTACTTTATAAGATGTCCGCAAACAGGGCATTGGAGCATACTTTTATGGCCGATATCTGCATATCTCACACGCTTCATTAGATCTGAACTTATTACAGATAATTTAAAGTTTTTGGCATTACATAAAAAATTATATATCACAAAAAGATTCTATATCCTCGCTACACCTAGGCTGATGTATCCCGTACCTGAATGCTGCTCAGCCGCCCAGACCGCCAAAGCTAAAGCAATAACATAGTCATCGTGGAACCCTTGCCTCGCTTCCATCTTGATGCCAGTTCTCGTTAGCTGGTACTCGAAGAACTGTAGCTCCTTGACGAGCTCCTCAATGTATGGATATCTGATCTCACCATTTTCTAATGCAGCCTGCAACCTCTGAATTAATTGGACCTTAGACTTAGGTGTAAAGACGTATCCCTCAGCCCCAACATCCTGCAGGTCCTCGAGCACAGGATCCCCAACACCGGTCGAGTCGATCAGTACCTTAGCATAGTTGAACCTGCGGTAGAGCTCCTTGAGCCTCATGATGACCTCAGCGTAGGGCCTGCGGTTGAACCGTTCAAAGTGGACCAATTTGTAGGGCTTCTCCGTCACATCGAGCACCACGATAACGGTATAATCCTGATACTTCGCCAGATCGCAGCCGATAACGTACTGCTTACTTACGTTTTCAGCACTATCAATCAACTCGATGCTGTTATCCACATTTTTCTGAATGTCAGCCCATCTGAACACAGCATTCTGATCCTCCACGAATTCGGCCAAGTATTCAGTTCGGAATATGATCGAGTTCTCGCCGTACTCCCGCTTCTTCTTCTCGATGAATTCATGAGAGATGTGAGGGTTGACTGTTGAGGGGAAGCGATAGCTCGAATAGTCGGGAAAATCTGGACTCTGGCCCTTCAGGTAAGTATCGTAGAAGTGATTCTTACCGAATGGGGTTCCGATCTTGATCCAAGAACCGTTATAGTCTGCGAGCATGGGCTCGATGATGTTTGAGATTACATCATCCGGAATGAATGCAGCCTCATCAAGGATGATCCGGTGAGCTTTATGACCTCTCAAGAATTCGGGCTTGGATGCCGAACGGGCATGAATAACGCTGTCATTTTTGAAGATGATGTGATGGAACGGAGTCTTGTAGATCCTTCTGATCATGCATCCCAAAATCGACTTAGACAGAAACTGAACGATTTGGCCGAACATTATGTTAGATTGATCGTAAGATGGAGCTATTACAAACTGAATCGAGCCCGGATTAGTTAAAGCGTAATAAATGGCTGAAACTGCCATGCATTCTGTCTTACCGAACCTCCTACCTGCTACTACTGTGATGAATTGATGCCGGTCCCGCAGGATCTGAGCCTGTGCAGGGTGTGCCCCCCAGTCAAGGAACACTTTGGCGAAGGTTACAGGATCCGAGAGAACCTTCTTCTTAAGCTCCTTGTCAGTCTTCAACTTCTTCAATATCGTTTTGTCCAAAGATTTCTTTGAGGAGGTCTTCGGTTTCATCGTAATCACCCATTATCTGATGCTTAAGCTTGATAGCGCCTAAAGGAGATCGAGTTGTAACTTCCCAAGCACGTGGCTTTTGAGTTGGATCGATAGTTCTCAGAAAACGTAGAGAACGCTCTATGGTCTCGTCGAGGGCCTTAATGGAATCGACGACTTTCTCAGCCCCTTCCTCAAGTTGCTCGTAGTACTTCTCAATTCCCTTCTTGACGAAGTTGAAGTGGTTCTTATGCCGGCTGATGTTTTGCTTCGATAGACCGGGAATTTTGTCCTTGAACTTTGCGATGATTTCGGAGTAAGGTCTTCCTTCGATGAGCATCTGATTGATCTCGTGGACATAAGGGGAACGGCAGATCTTGCATCTCGGATTCGGATGGAACTCCACATCGAATTCATCACGGTTGTCACGCTCAGCATTACCCCCATCACGCTCGTCACGCATGGAACGTTATAATGTATGGGACTTTAAGAGCAATTCAACACGAAAATTGTATACAACCGTCATTAAATTAATCGGCGATCGATAAAAATCGAGAGCGGTTTATTTCCAAAAAGAAGAGATCAACCTTAGAGGGGTTAATGGGTTGTTGTATACAAAAGTATACTATAAGAGTATGCAAAAGTATACAAGCCGATATTTTTGTATACTATATTATATTATTCCTCTTTTCTCTTCTTTTGGTAAATACTCTTTTCTATGATTTTTTTAAGAAGAACGAATTTTAATAGCGTTTATCGTTGCTGTATACTTTTGTATACAACCACCAAATGCCCCTCCCAGAACTGCAAAAATTCGCATGTGAAAAAGAGGTCAGTTGAGATGGTCTAAATCAGTCAAACAATCTTCAAAAATTTTAACAATATCCGTAGCGCAGTCTCCGAGCTTATCAGTTATATCGAGGAGCTTTTTTAAGAGGTCCGGATTGTCGGTAGCGAGTTCCTTGGCAATCTTAGCAATCATATCTTGAGCGGTATTGACAGCTGCCAAACAATCTTTTCTATACCCTAAGAGCTTTCCTCTCAGTTTTTCCCGGTGTATAACTTCATCTAACTTACTCACCATAGCTGAGCTCCTCCTCTAAATCCGGCATCCGACGGTTCCCTCTTTTTTGGGCGATCTAAATGCTGCAATAGCATCCTGTAAAATTGGTAGTAGGAGGTTTGTGCGAGCAGATCCTCAATAGCGTATAGCATCTCCCGCTCTTCTTCTGATAAGATAGCCCACTTCCCTCTTTTTGCCTCCCTATTTACCAGAGCTAACAGGAAGCATCTGAGCGTTCTCTTCAAATCTTCCCAAACTTTCTTGAATTCCTTCTCATCCAGCGTTGTTAAGGATTCGATGTCAAATGTTATCGAGCTCTTTTTACTCTCTTTTAGCAGTTCTATCTCCCGCCTTAGTTGCTCATTCTCCTCCTTGAGCTTCTCATAGTCTTCCGCCTTGACAACAGTTTCTTTGGCGAGTTCTATCAGCTTCTTAGCCTCCTCTATGAAATCCTTGTGTTGGTGCTTTTCGTAGGTGTCTAACAGTATTTGCATCAGGTCCTGATCCCTAATGTTTTTCCCGAACTTCTTCGCATATTGCTCTTTGATCTTGTTAATCTTGTACCTCTGATCAAAAGTTACTTTCACAGTTGAGAATCCACCTGCCATTCTCAACCCCCTTAACGAGACTCTAAAAACCCCTCATCCTCAACCCAGCAGACCTTGCACTCCTCGCAGAAGTGGTACTTCACATTGCCGAGCGTGATAGTGTCTATTTCGTGCCCGCAGGTGGGTTTTCCTCGTTTAATAATGTAGCCGGGTGGTAGAATCAGTTTACTCATCAGAATCGCCTCCGTTCCACGAAATCCTCGAAGAAAGAACTTTTTCTGCTACTTCCCTCGCTTTACGATACAAACCGTTGTTTTTTGCGCTTCCTCCTCTACCTGTTCTCAGCAGGTAGTACAATGTAGCATGTAGCTCGCATCCTCTATTCTGCCAGATCATTTTTGCGTGACATGCCAAGCTCTTCCTTACAGGTTTGCCGCATATCGGACAAACGGAGGAGTTATGGCTGTGCATGTAGTGTTCTTTGATTGCTGGGAGTGTTTCGAACGATTGAGGGCATTCAGGGCAGTAATACACGAGCATCACCACGAAAAAATATGTTAAGGCTCTACAACCTCACGAAGTCCTGTCAACGTTAGCACGAGCTTGGCCTCGATAGCTTCCTTGATGACTTTCTGCTCGAAAGCCGGGCTGATTACTTTCTTCAAAGCGTTTCTTATGGCCTTGCTGGCTAAAGTCGTGAAGAAGAACTCCTTATTTGAGACTCTCTCAGCGAATCCCATCGTCTGAATGTTTCTGGCCGTATCTCTGACTATTGCCTTAGCGACGGTCTTATCGCCGGTCTGTTCGAACTTGACATCAACGATCTCGATGTTGCCCTGATAAAGCATCGCCTGAATCCAGCCTCTTATCGATAGCTCGTATCTCACTCCGTTCTTAGTTTTGATTTCATAGACGAGAGGAGCGGATCCTGCAACGTAGTCTTTTATGGCGATCTGCTCGTCTAAGTCGTCGAGCTTTCTTATCAGCTGCAGTTCCATAGCCTGCGCCGATCTAACCATGTTCATGGCTTTCTTCTTGCCGAGTTCCGGAGTATCCCTTGTAGCATTCGGCTTAACTTTAACGGGCTCGACCTTCACCACGACAGCATCTTTGGCTATGTCCTTAGCAATCTTCTCGGCATCCTGCTTGAGCAGGTATTCCATGAATGCATCTTCCTCTTCTTCATCTTCCTCCGACTCTTCTAAGCTTTCGAGCTGGTGGACTGCCAAAGATTTAATGTGTATGCAGGGCTGTTCGTGGTATTGGTTACAGGTGCAACGTCCCCAGACTTCGGCATTCTTTTTATCTACTCTTACTTGCGTTGTCACATCGCCGAACTTTGCGGTGATTATCCCGTTGGTGTTCTGGATCTCTTTAACTTCCAACAGCTTATCTTTCTCGTTCTCCCTAACTCCCTCAAACAAGAGGAGGGGATACGCTTTTGCCTCTAACTTCGTGATTTCCATCTAAATCACCTCACACATCCAGTTTTTGATCCAGCGGAACGAGAACGAGCTTGAAGCCCTGCTTTAATGCGAAACCGTCAATCCTCTCATCCTCTGACTTTATGGAAACCTTAACTTCGACAGACGGATTACCTACGAGCTCACCTTCGAGAACGACTTTGTTGATGTCCGTGTCGCCCTTACTCAGAGATTTCTGCGATGTCGTGACTTCTACAACGCTAACTTTAAACTCCAAATCCTCCAAACTTCACCACCTCCAAGAGTTAAGAAATAACATCGATGCCGACTTTCTCAAGGATCTCTCTATTGCTATTCCATCCATTTCTCGAATAGAATTCTAAGAATGGCTTTAGCTTGTTATATTCCTCTAATCTTCTATGTAATTCTCCCAAGAACATTTGGAAGCGCATTTCAACAAATCTTATCAGTTTCTTTGGATCCTCTTCAAGATGTTTCGGTCCCCTAACAACGAATTTGAAGTTTCCTCTGTAATCCCATTCTTTTAATTGAATGTCTAACTCCCATATACTCTCTCCATAGTCCTTCACCAACTTTCTTACAAACTCTACAACCTCTTCTATCGGCAACTCAAATGTGTTTACCAGCGCCTCAACTACAACCTCAGGAACTATAACTTTCATCTACTCCACCTCCTAACATTTTTCGAATTAAATAAAAAATTAAAATTCAACAAATCTTTAACAGGTATTGCGTAAGCTGTGGAAAATCTGAGGCTTTTTACGTGGTAATTCTTGATTTCTTCGGCTGGGATCCAGCCTAAAAGTACTATCCGTGTCAATGTTTTGTTTACAGCCACGAAAACGACACAGTAGTTGTAATCTTTCTTTGACAAGTATTGGTCCGTGTTGTAGTAAACCTCCTGAACGTTGTCAACTCTCCTGACTCTCTGGGTTTTTACCTCTACGAGAATTGGCTCTCCGCTTACTAAAATAACAAAGTCGTCTTTGCCGTTGAGTTTTCTATAATCCTGTCTAAACGGGCTATGTAGGATTTTAACGCCGTTTTCGTGGCAGAATGCCTCAAAAGCTAATTCCCCTATCTTTCCCACGAAATGCTGGATTATCCCTCCGCCGAATCTCGGTTTAAATCCCTTCTCGTAACTGTCAAAAACCGTGATAAAAGCGTACCTAATGGCTTTTTCGTATAATTGAACGTGAGGAGGGATCTCAATCATAGTAAATCAACCTCACAGTCAAAAAGATCGTATCTTACACGTAGATTGTGCGCTATCAGCCCTTGAGGTTTTAGAATGTCATAGAGGTAGCTTAATCTGTAGAGGTCCGCTTTCAGATGTTCTTCAATCGCAACCCAGTTACCTTCCTCAACAAGCTTTGGAATCTCGGATCCATCACAATCATCGTAGTTGATGCCCAAAGCTGAGCAAACGTCTTTCATCTTTGCTCTGCCGTTGTTGAGCCAATATCTTGAAATGATGTGCATTAGATCGACTCTTGGAAGCTCCCTGAGAAGCCCAGCCAAACCTAAAACACTTCTTAATCTTCGAAGCTGCCTGAAAGTTGAATCTCTTATTGAATAATGCCTGTATAGAATCGCACTTCTTGCCGAAATGAATCCTAAATCGAAGCCGATATTGTATCCTACGAGCAGAAGACTTCTGCCATCATCTCTATGGAATATTATTAGATTCTGGAGAGTGTTGTGAAGTTCGAGCAAAGCTGTGAGTTCTTTTTCTTCGCTGTACTTCCCATCCTCTTCAGCGAGCCAGATCTTGGTATCAGTAGTGACTTCATACTCGTCTTCGAAAATCTCCTCACGTACACGAATACCAATAGCAACAATCCTGTCCTCTAACGACTTGAGCCCCGTAGTCTCGATGTCAAAGAATATTGGATAAAAACGGACAAATCTCATTGTTCTCACCTCGCAGGCTCAAATTTGCGGCAGCAATCGTTAGCTACAGTCATTCGCTTCCAATAGGCGCAGTAACCGATGTGCTCCGAATCTGGAACCGGCTTGAAGGCCCTGCAGAGTATGCAGCGCTTGTGTGTAGTTTTCTTCTTGAGAATCGGGAACAGCATCATTTGCCCCACCCGCTATCGATAAGCTCCCTCTCCGCTCTCAGCTGGTTTTTCAGGTCCTCGTATATGCTGAAGTCCTCCGGTTTGACGAGAATCAGCTTCTTTCCATCGATACGGAGATCCCCGCCGAAAGTAGCATGGGTGAAGATTCTCATAATGTATTGTGCGAATGCCTTCGCTCTCACTCCCAGTTCGTTCATAACCTGCCTCAGTTCGAATTCGGTCGATCTCTCCGGTAATTTCTCCCAGATTTCCATCAATGTCGATCTCGGGAGCCTCTTGAGAGTCGTGTAGCCTATAACGTCTTTTCGGACAATGGCGAACTCGTCTTTTTCCTCATCGTACAGATATCCTACTTTTTCCGTGATCCAGATAACCGGATCTTTCCCATTTCCGGGCTGTTCCTCAACCTCTTCTTGCTCCTCTTGTGCTGCTTTAATCAATCCATCGTCCCTGATCTCTTCTTCCTTGACCTCAGTCTCCTTGATAAGCCCCATTCTCTCGTAGACCTTAATTTTGATTGCTTCGAGCTCTTCAGCGATGTCTTTGTAAGCTGGAACCTCGTAGAACTTCGTCGTTGCGAACTCTAAGTGTCTTACAGCATCGGCGAGAAGTTGAGCCTGCTTATACACGAAAACCACCCCACACGAAAAAATTAGAGAAGATCCTGAGCCTTGTCCAGCCCTAATAACTGCCTCGCTTCCTCTTTCGATATGAGGCCCATGTTATACAGGTGCGCTACCAGATACGCATCGAACTTCGATGAGCTATTGGGAGTTGAGGGAAAGCCCAGCTCCTTGTTCATTTCCCTGTATAGAACCTCTTTGACTTCTCCGAGTAGATCTGCGGCTTCGTAGAATCCGTTTTTCTGCATGTCTGCTATGAGCTCGTTGATTTTCCCTAAGTAATCGCTGATTTTCATTAACTTGCGGTCGCTGATCATTTCACATCACCGCCGGATCTATCTCGTCGTAGAACTGGCTGAGATCCTTCGAAATGATTGAAAACAGGGCGATGCCGCTGATTTCCAAGTTGAAGTCTATGCTCGCATGAGGCAGGTTTCTTTTCTCAGCCTCCCTCTTTCTATCCTCGAAATAATGAATGTCGTCGACAATTCTGAAAAATCGATCAATAGCATCTTCGAGCTTCTCTCTCAGCTCTTCCTCTTCCGTCTTTTCCTTCAAAACAATCCTACCGTTCTCGACGACGGCATAGGGCTTTCTCAGTTCCGTTAGTTTGCTCCTGAGCGGCTTTGGAACGTTGACATAATAGCACGTTGGCAATCCGTCCCATCTTCTCGGAATCCACATTTTTAGCTTTAATCCGTTCTCTGACGGCTTTAGAACAATTTCTCCATTCTCTTCGTCTATTTCAACGCTGTCGCTGTTAAGGTGGCTCAAAATCGCTGGATCAAGTCTTAGTCTCGTTCCCTTGTTGCTCACTCCAACCCAAAACTCTCTTATATTCTTCCTCTCAACTACCTCTACCGCTTGCATGTCTTAACACCCCCTTCCTCCTCCCCAACCACTCTGGAATGAGGGGAGGAGCCTGATACACCCTGAGAATCGATAAATCTCCTTATGAAATCTCTAAGAGCGTCAGAAATGCTTAGATACCTGCCAGATTTCTTTAAAGCTCTCTTGAAAGCTTCGTATTCGGCTTCTGTTACATATACTTGGATTTTTGTCATTTTAACAGTGTCATTTTTAGCGTTTTTAATTACGTTATCCAT